CCCATATCAGTGATTGCACCAACAACAGCAAGTCCCCTTAAATCAGGAGTACCATGATCTCCATTACATAAATATACTTTCTCCCATGCTCCAAATCCTATACCTGTTACAAACCCATCACTTGTTGTAGGATAATTAACTAATGGTCCATAATAAGGAATAGGTGAATATGGAACCATTTTATTGTACATTTTGGTAGATGTTGTTCCTGCCAGATATGCAGCAATATCATTATTCAAATCAACTTTCTTCTCATAATTGGTTTCTACATCAGCTGTAAGATTTTCTAAATCTGTTACTGCTGTGCACAATTTAACAATTACAGCCTGAAGCACATCATGTGTATCAGATTCTATTGTTACACCATCCAGACAATCTGTTACACATTCCTGCTCAATTGTTGTTATAGCAGCATCTACAGCTGTTACTTGTGTTTGTAAAGCACATAGGGCTGTAGCAAGAGCTGTAAGCAACTGATTTAATGTAATGGTAGGTGTAGCAGGGAGACTATCAGTAAGTAGTGTACAGAGTCCCAAATCAACATCTGGCACTATACCTGTACCATCCAATACTGTTGTTAGATAGATAAAGATTTTATCCTCTATAACAGAGAGAGGGTCTCCTGTTTCTATATCAAGGAATGCTATTGGCAGTCCTGTATATTTTACACATTGATCTGAGGTTGTTTCTACACAACCACCGAAGCAGTTATTACAGTTAGACATATTCTATAATTTTATTTGATTTTGCTAAGTTCTCTGTACACCAAAGAGGTTGCAGATTTGTGTAATGACATAATTTTATCACTTCCTCTTTTGTATTTGCAGTAGAGATTGGAATAATATGATCTATATGATAACCATATCTACCAAAATCTTTTAATGTTGTTCCTTCTGGGCACTTAGATAAAACATAAACTCTAAATTTATCTAATGTGCATCCTAATATTATTTCAGACTTTAAAGTTTTAGTAATGTTTCTTTTGTTTCTTTTAAAAGAAGCTAATATAAATGATCTTATATGACAATAAAAATTATAAGTTTCATCTTGTCTTCTTCTTCTTTGTCCTAATCTGTGAGTTTCTCTTTTCTTATCTCTATTATTTTTTACCCACTCTTTATTATATATACTTTTATGTTCTCTCTTTTTTATACTGTATTCTTTCATGTATGCATCATATCTCTCTTTATTTTTAATGATCCATTCTTTATTATACTGTTTAACTTTTTCTGCATTCTTTAACCTTCGCATTCTTTGCATAAGATTTCTACCAATTCTTTTTTCTTCCTCAGTATGATATTTAAACGATCTTGCCATTATTTATATTTTAGTGTATGAATTTTACTTGAAATCTGAGAAATTGTGTAATCACTTGCGTAATTACTGTTAACATATTTATACTGCAATATCCTCTTGTATGTCAGAAGATCTATAAAGACACTTGCAGGAATAGGTTTATTCAGCATAAATACTAAATTGTTATATAAACTGCCTGATAGCTTAGCTACCTTGCAATCTATTTCATCAATCAACGTCAGAATATCATCACATGATGAACACCCATCTATTATTCTTGGATTTAACATATTATGGATGAATTATTGGTGTTGGAAGAGGAGTTACTGGTTTTGGTCTGCATGAAGAACAAAGTCCATTAGCATCCAAATTACACCCACAGCCTACAGACTTACCACATGATTTGCATTTCATTGAATTAATTTTTAGTTGGTTTATTGGAAATTTATTACAAAATTGGTTCCTGTACATCCGCAATCCTTATTAATGAATGTTTCAAGCATTGCATTTGCACGTATATATAGAGTTTCTGATTGTACTGTGGCACAATTATTGGATGATGCTATAGCCCCCTGTATGAAGAAATATATTGTATTCAATTCTATCTTTGATTGTGCTTTAATAGCCCTATCACATTCCATCATATCAAGTTGCATAAAAGCTTCATCAAACTTCTCCTGTAATTTATCTACCCTGAGAAAGGTTTTTGATAATTGTTCTACAAAGTTTATTACATATGTGACACAATAGGTACCATCAGGAAGTGGTTCTTCATTCCCTGATGTTGTTATTCCTAAGGATGTAGAATTAAGGATATTAGTTGATTGTATTGTAAAGGGTATATCAACCGTGTTAAACCCAGGAACATTTATTCTTAAATAAGGACTTATAATAATTCCAGGATCAGCATACACTGAAGCATCTACCACTGCTAACGTATTTACATCATACGTAGGAACTATTACTATATTTAGTATGTCTGCCATATTGTTTAAATAAAAAGAGCCAAAGGATTTTTGGAATTTTATCCTTTGTCCTTTGGCTCAGATTTACAATTAGTTAAAATTAGGTTCCTGCAGTGGTTGTGCTAGTGGTAGTGATACATGTGTTTTTATCAGCAACAGTACCAAGAGCATCCTCAAGAGCATTCTCAACAGCTGTTGCCATTGCACTTCCTGTCTGTACAGCAATAATCACCATACTATCCTGAGTTTCATAAGATCCCCAATTGTAAGCACTCCTATCCAGTTCATTGAACTTGATATAATAAGTGGTGTAGTTTACTCCAGGCTCTGCAAAACTTTCAAAGTTCTGGTTGTAGCCCATCATCCTATAGAGATGTTTCAGGAAACCAACCTGATAACTATAGTAGTTCTTTTCCAGCTGAAGGATTTCAGCATAAGTTCCACTAGGATAATTAGAAGTTTGTGTAATAGTTGATGTAGCAACAATATTACAGGCATCACTTACAATGAAGTCAGCAGTGGTAGCAGGTCCTGCATATACAAATGTCCTAAACCACATCCTATCATATTCAAATGGGAAGGCTGCAATATCACAAGGAATACCATAGGATGTAAGTGCTTTCCCTGTAATAACCAGTTTAGCTGAAGCTCCACTTCCTGATTTTGAGAATGTGAAGAATGTATTCAGCATAATATGATCAGGATTAATACCTGTAGGACCATATTCTGAAAGAGGACTTGCCCAATTGATAACTCCTGAGGATACATGATATCCTGTAAGTTGCTCCATAGCATTGTCAATCAATGCATCAACATCAACATCATCACAAGGATCATCACCACAATCACAGCAAGGAGCTACAACAGTGACACTACGTGTAAGACCATTGAAATATAATGTATCAATATAGGAACTGTGAGCACGAAGGGTAATAGTGATAACATCACCACATTTTGCATGCCAATCATCTATTTCAACTATTTGATTAGTTGATTGAGGACATCCTGTAACTTTATACCATTCTGTTACATTTGAATGATTAGGATAAACTGTTTGAGCATTACCCGTTAAAGGTATTCCTGCTCCCTTAATTTTATCTGAGCGTTTGCTACCCTCAAGATAATTGTTAGTCCTTCCTTGTGCAATGTAGAAATAAGCCTTGTCTGCAGGAGTATTGTCTACAGCATAATTAGGATCAAAAATACCAAGCTGACCAGGTGTTAGGTTTTGTGTGGATCCAGTACTAGCTAAAGCAGTGAAGCTACTAGGCACTACAAAAACTGTGGTCAATGAAAAATCTGCCATTTTGTTTTGTGTTTAATTGTTAGTAATTATTCGTTAGTTTGTATTCGGAATTGTGCATTTTGTACTGCAGATGCATTCTCTGTATACATAGCAAGAGACTGTACCGCTAAATCAAGCAATTCATCCTCCAGATAAGTTTCAAATTCACAATCTACATCTGTGCTATCTGTACCATCAAATTTCTTATATCCTGCTTTATCTATATAGACAGGATACCTGAGATACATAATATACACTTTAGTTGGTGTGAAGGTTCCATCTGTAAAAATGGACATCTCATCTGAGGAGATGATATTGAAGGTTTCCTGATACTCAAAGGAAGGTTTATAATGTTCATTCTTCAAGAGGAGTGACAGATCACCATGTTTAGCCAAATCCTGGTTAATCCATATAATTCTGTCTTTACATCTTCCTTTGTCTGCCAAAACATATGAATCTATATAAAACATATAATCTGGCTCCAAGGAATGAATATTAACTATCCATTGATTCAGGTTAGCATCATGTAATTGTGGAACAAGAGGGTGATCAATGTAATTTTCAACCAAACTCTGCAGGTCTTCATACCTTTTTTTAAAAGCATCAAAACCCATTCCACTCACAATGCTTATACCATCAACTTTTTGTTTAATCAGTTTTAGTTGGGCTTCATTTAAAGCTAAGATTTTATCCTCAAGCTGTATCTGCTGATGCTCATTAGTTGATAGTTTATTTAGTTTTTGATCTATCTTATATAATAAGCTGTCTACAGGGATCATAATGCTGCTATTTTCTTACCTTTCAATTTCTGTTCAAGAGTAAGTAAATCCATTTGATGTTCTTCATCAATAAGGAATTTAATTAAATCATCCTCATCACTGGCTATCTCATAATCCCCTTCATATATCTTACCATTTGGATAAGTTCTATAAATGGAATGCTGAAGAGCCTGTTTTACTAAATCTTTTACACTGAGCAAATTTTCTTCCATGTCTGCAAACCGTGTAAATATATCCACTGTAGAAAGTCCTTTATATTTTCCCTCTTTGAATTCTGTCTGTTTAAGGACATTATCTACTAAGTTATATACTACCTCTTCCCTTGTATCATCTGTAACCGGAAGTCCTAAAAGTCTTGCAACTTTCTTCTTCTTTTCAGGAGACATACTATCAAATTTAGCAATTGCTTTATTGATAATTTGTTTCTTCTTAAAGACAATTTGATTTTCAATTTCATCATCTGCTACATAGAATTGTGTATCTGCAGGATATTCTCCTAATTCCCATGCCCTATAACTGGAAGAAATAGTAGGATGTACCCTAAGCCATGAAAAAGCAAGTTCTTGAAAAGGAACAGAGAGATCAAAGAAATTATCTCCATCCATTAATTTAACTGGTTGTACATGCAACTGATCTTCTGTAGATGTGGAAAGTCCATAATTCCAGAAAGATGAGCGTGGCCCCAAGTCAATATCTCCAAGACTTTCCTGTAATCTTTTCTTTAAATCTTTAATCCGCTTAGTCTCTAACTCTTTCTCTAAAGGATCTTGTATTCTTTTCAGATAAGCAGCATCAGGATCTAACCCTGTTCTGTATTTACCATCCATTTCCTTATAAGGATACTTGAAGACACCAGTACCTGGTACTCTTGTCATTCCTCTTTGTGCTAATCCACCTTCCATTGTTTGTTGACCAGCTGTATTATATTCACGCCTGATCACAGAAATCTTGCCAATTTTACCCATATGTAGTTGATTTTGAATGAGTTACCTCCCTATTTTTATATAGGGAGGGTTCTCAATATTTATTTATTATAATTTAAACACCCAAGTTTTTAATTTTGCCATTTTTAATTTTTTCTAACTCTAGCACCTTTTTAACATGAGTGATATTCATATAAGGACTATGTAAATCTCTATGACAATTTGAACATAATAACATACATTTCATTGCTTCATTTAATATTTCATCATCTGTTTTTGATTTTAGAATCTGAATTTTTACTTCAAAATTCTTTTCATAAGGATATATATGATGAAAGTCGAAAGCTGCTATGTTTTTATCATATCCACATTTTTCACATTTTCCTCCAAAAAGTTCAATTAATTCTAGTTTCTTTTGAATTCCTCTTAGAGTATATTTATTTAGTCCAGATTTCTCTTTGAACTCTTTCTGAGTTTTACATGCATAGGAATATCTAACTGTATCATGACATTTTTGGCTACAAAATCTTTTACGTCTTTGTATTTGTTTTCCAGTTTTAGTAGTTAACTCTTTACCACAATGCTCACAATATCTTATTATATATTCCTTCATTCCTATAGTTGTGGCATTTCTTCAATTAACACTGTACGGGAAAGGTCTTCAATAAATACATCACACCTATCCTGCATCCAGAGTTCATATCCTGGGAATTTAGTAGCTGAGGACATTCCCTGTGATTTTGCAAATCCTAAGTGGTGTCTACGACCATCTATATATCCCCATGTCATTGAAGGAGCTCCCTGCATTCTTACCTCACGCATATTATTGATCATTGATCCATCACTCATTGGTGATACATCAAATACCATAAATACAGGTGTAGATTTTTTGTTCTGTCCAAACTCAAGATTACTCTGTGGTAGATCTAGTTCCTTCAGATGGATAAGTTCTACCTGACCTGTTTCACGAGTTACTATAGAGTCAAAGGCAAAATTGTAAACAATATGTTGTCCTTCACCCTGCAGATACCGATTTCCACTATCTGCCATGAATGTCAAGCCTGAATTTAAAGCATCCTGTTTGAAAGCTTGTCCTGCTACATCAAATCCTGCTTCATTAGTATAGAGTTTGACATGGCGGTCTTTTACATCAACACGCCTGTAGAATAAATCTCCAAATACTGAACGAAGAAGATTAGCTGAGAATTCTCCCCTGTTATATTGTACAAGGTTTCCATTATTACGCATCCTGTGATATACACCAGCTGATGTACGTTTTACTTCCTGCTTGCTGCCATTTGTTTTAACAGTGCCAGGTTTTGACCAAATCATCCTTTTCACCTTCAGCTCAAGCATTGCTTTACGCATCCAGAATTCAATAAATGGTTCCCATTTAATATCATTCCTTGTAAGAGGAAGCTGATTCCTGCGCTGAGGAGCATATACAAGAATATCAAGAGGTCTGCCAGCAGCATCTCTCATCATTTTATCATCTGCCCATGCTGTGATTTTATGTTCAAAACCATATCCTGAACCAAGAGATTCAAACATTACAATCTCTTCACCCAAGCGAGGAAGTCCTAAGAGGTCTTCATCAAATTCACCAATAGCTGCATCAACCAATTCTAATTCAATACCTACCTGAAAGAATGTTGAACTAACAAAATCCACTGTAGGATTGTCAGTAACAAGTGTGAATGAATAAAGCCATCCTGCATTCCAAGGCATAGGATCTTTTACAACATACCAGCGAGGACCATATTGACGAGATCCTACAGATACAATTGCATTTTTGGAGAATTCATTGGTATCTAATACAACCTGGAATTCCTGTCCATCAATACCTATTTTAGTTGCATTGACTGTTCCTACAAGTCCTGTGGGAATATCAATGATTTTAGGGAATTTGTAGGGAACCTGAATTTTCCATTTCCAAGCATC